GGCTTTGCCGGTCAGCACCGGACAAACCGCCATGCCTTCCTGAAATTCTTTTCCCTCGACGCGGATCGTCTTGCCGGTCGGGACGCTGGCAGAGGCCGCGCACAAGGCGAACTCGCCGTTGCAGATCATCAGATCCGCAGCAGACACGCTGACCGGCAGCAACGCAAGGAGGAGCAGCTTTTTCATGGTTATACCTTCAGGACAAGGTGGATGAGCAAAGCAATGATGAAACCCGCAACGGTAAAGCCGATATGCTCAATGCGTTTCAACCGGGCGTTGATGGTGTCGTAGCGCAGTTCGCACACCGCCTCATGCGAAGTTAGACGAACATCCAATTCGTTAGTGGTAGCCATTACGGTACCCGGCTAAATCGGGGCAAGTTGTTTTGTGATTCTTGCGCCACCGGCAATCCAATTAACGCATTACGCAACGTCGGAGACATGGGCGCGTTTGCGTTATAACTGGGTATTGCACGACTTTGCCCCATAGGTGACAGCAAATACTGCTGCGCCGCAAGTTGCGCTGCGCGGGGTGCTACGGCCCCCGCCATAGCGCCAATAGACGCGCCGGGGATCCCGCCAAACAAACCACCTATTAAAGCCCCCCCGCCGCTGCCCAACGAAGCGCCGAGAACACCCCCAGCACCAGGAGTACCACTAGAGCCGGGAGGGGTCATAGTGGGCCGAGAGATATTTGCAAACCGCGCAATTAAATCAAGATCACCACTAAAATACCGACCCCGCGTTTGTAGATCGTTAGCTAATGTTCTTGCGTTAACAGACCCGCCGCCTTCAACAATGGCATCCTCAACGCTGTGGCTGATAGCCATTCGTTGGCGTGACGCACGAAACTGGTCAAGGAGTGCTTGCGCGTTAGGGTTCCCCGCCGTTTGCAAAGCGCGTTCAATTTGGTTTTCCAACGCGTTGCTAATAGCGCGCTGTGCCAACCCTAATTCGTTGTCGCCGCGAGCCATGTTGGCGCGGGACGCTTCGCGCAACGTGCGGGTAGCACCAACAGCATCGCCAGAATTAAATTGCCCTACGCGGTAATTGTTAACCAAATCTGCTACGGGTTGAGGAATTGCGTTCGGAAAAGATCGACCCGGCCCCGTATACGCGGCAAGCACATCGTCCAGCGATTGTGTAAACGCCGCGTCCGTTGCAACGGGGCCAATTCTAGTTATCGGCACGTACCCTGTTTGGTATTCTTGAGCGCGTATGTTTTGCATATTTGCGCGAGTCAGATCGCCATCAACAGGAATCTGCACTGCGCGCCGTGCAAGCCGATCAGTTTCTGGTTGGCTCCGCGAGGCCGCTTTTTGCTGCAACGCCGTTTTCCCCGCCACCCGTTCAAGCAACACGTTTTGGCCGCTAGGCGTAACACTGCCAGGTGTTGTAACAAGCCCTTCGCTTTGTCCTGCGCGTATGGTTAAGTCTCTAACGGCGTTTTGGGATCGCTGCATATCCAACTGCACTTGTCTTGCTTGCGCTGCGGCAGCGGTTGCCGACGGTATTGCTATAGAAGTTAACGCACCCGCTACAGGGCTTCCAGTAGCCTCAGTTACACCTTGCCCTGCCGCGCCGCCAACCAAACCTATGCCGCCGCTACGAAGGAGTTCCGCGCCCGTGCGGGCTGGCGATAACATCGCGCCCGTAGCGGCTTGCAAGCCTACATCCAACACCCGTTGCCCTTGCGTCATGTTGTCAGTAGGACTAATCAACCCGCCCCGACGCAGCATATTCGTGACCCGTTCAGGGGGCGCGGTTACTTCTGGCACTAAATTCTTAAACCCTGCTCCTGTAAGCAGAGCGCCCGTGCCCATTTTGGCTAGATTTATTACGTTTTGCGGGGCGTTGAGAAGCGTATCCGCAACGCCGCCAAGTGCTTTATACGGCGCGCTGGTTACCACCGCCATCGTAGACGGCGGGCGGCGTTCTGCCGGTATCTCAGTAGTTTGCTTTGTTAACATGGTTAACGTGGCATCAGATAACGATGACATATCGCCCGAAGCAATCGCCGTTAATTCCGCGTCGGATAGCTTAGTTAGGTCGAGTGCCATAATTATCTCGGTGTCCCTTTACGCCGCGCAATTTCGGCGGCGGCGGCGGATGGAAGATCTGTGGGCGTTGTTTTTGCCGGTGTAGCGTATTGTTTAAGTTCTGGGCGGTCAAATATAGACCGGCCCCCAGCGCCGTCTTGCCACGCTTGTTCCGCGCCTTTAAGCGTATCGTTTTTATTTTCCCATTGCGTAAAGAAAGCGTGCTTATCTATTGTTTGTTTGTTCAACGCCCGGTTTACAGAAATTAAAAATCTATTGGCTTCGGGTGTGTTGCCGAGTCTAAAGCCTATCTCGTCAAGACGCTTAAAGTCATTTTCGGTTTGCACACCTTTTTGCGCCAGCATACGATCATTTGTTGCTTGCCGTGATTGTGATAAAAATACCTGCGCGTTTGTGGCAAATTTTGCAGCTTCAGGAACTCCAAGCGCTGCTAAAACTTTTGCCGCTGCCGCTTGGGTTTCGGTGCTCCAATTTGTGTTAAACCCAGAATTCAAAATCTTTTCCGCCGTATCCAAATTAGGCAACGTGCGACGCGCCGTATTTGCCTCGTCACCTAGCTGCTTGTATTCCTCAACGCGCAACTTACCTATTGCTTCACGTTCCGACCCCCGTATTTTTTCGTTTGTTTCAAATCGGGTAAGTTCTTGTTTTGGGTTAGCGGGCGCAGCGCCTGACTGCGTAGTAACGGGTAACGGCGCGGCGCTAGGAACAATTACGGGTGGCGACACGTCTCTAGGAGCCATTACGGGGGCAGGAGGCACCGTACCGCCCTGCGGAAGTAGCCGTTGTTGTGCGCCAAGTGCTTGGGGCAATACGTTTTGTATTACGCCAGTAACAGGGTTAGGCTTTTGCGCCGCAACCGCAACGGATGGGCTTACTTCTATGTTTCTTGACGGCAGTACTTCTTTTCCGTAACTGGGGCTATTTGGGTTTTCGTCTATCCAAATCATTCGCCCCTGCAAATTAACTTGTTTAGGCTTAGGCGCGGCAAACTCCAATTGCTTGGCGGGTTCTAACATGCGTAGTAACGTGGCGCGTTTCCAATCGGTAAAAGTTTCTGGCGTTAAACCTTGGCGCAACCGGTCTGCGGTTGCTTGGTCTATAGCTTTGCTTAAAAGGCGGGCATCAATAGCTGCGTTAGCGGAATCCGCGTCAGAAAACCCTGCGATTTCTACGATAGTTTTATTTTTGGCCTCATCGCGTAGCTTTTGTGTTTCTGCGTCAGTTTTTGCTATTGTTCCCGGTATGGCGCCCGTTCTCGCTTGTGTATAGGCTATATCAACGGCGTTTTTATTCGCCTCCTGTTGAGTTTTATACGCAGCCAGTCCAGAAGCGCCAAAACGCATAGCGGTTCCGATATCCAACTTAAAGCCCGGCTGACGCACCGCGTCGTATAGTTGGTTTTGCATTTCATCTTCACGCCGCGCTTTGCTCAAGGTGTACTGCGACAAGGCGTTCTGGTTCTCTTGCGCCCTAGCCGCCGCCGCTTGATCCATGCCGGTGACAAACGCATTGCCAACGCTTTGCGAACCTGGCGGGGTCAGTAGTCCAAAGTTAAGTTCAGCCATGATTTATCCTAAGCGGTGGGGGTGGCGTAAGGGTCATAGCTACCAGGCCCTGTAGATGAACCGTTTAACGGCGTGTACCCAGAGTTTCCGTACCCACCAGCAAGTTGCGGCCCGTACATCCGGCCCAACACGTTAGCTGCACCGCCATAGGCTGAGTTGCGTATCCCCGCAGCGGCCAACGCTGCGTTGCCGGTATTGGCGGCGCTACCCATTAGAGATGTGCCGATGTTACCGGCCATGTTTGCGCCTTGTGCGCCAATCTGGTTAGTTGCCGTTTGACCCGTTCCAGAAACACCGGACAATCGGTTAAAAAGAGAGTTTCGTTCGCCCGTGTTGGCGTTGAATCCGGTTACATAACGGTTGAATGCGTTGTTATATTCTTGGCTGCCCATGCCTTGCCCAAACTCCGTTGCGCCTTTAATACCTGCGCCCGATATGCCCATGCCTTTTGCTGCCATTGACGCGTTTACAGCACGCATTCCTTGGTCAAACCGGAACCCGTAGCCTGGGTCAGCGTTCTGGTCATACTGGAAATTAAACGGCGTTGCTGCGCCAAACTCACCGCCGTAGCCTACGCCAGCCGCCAACCGATTAACCGCGCCAGTGCCAGCAGCAAGGTACGGCGCTTGGTCGGCGCGGTTTTGGTCGTACTGTCGGCGCTGTTCGGCAATGGACGCGGCAGAGGCTTCCCCCGACGCTTGGGCAGCGGTGCTAGCTGCGTCAGACGCGCCTTGGGACGCAAGATACCCGCCAAGAAGCGCCGTGCCGCCAAGAAAAAGTCCTGTAGCTGATATACCGAAAGCCATGATTTATCCTTTTAATTGGTTACTTGCAGCAACCGTCAACAACTGTTTATTTTTAGCGCCGCCCAGTAATTCATCTGCTGTTGATTCGGTAAGTTCTTCTACCAGTTTATCTAAATCCGTTTCCGTAGTAGCGTGGATCGTAGTCCAAACTGCTTCCGAAATAGCAAAAATAGCCCGTTTTGCACCTGGTTGCGAAATAAGCGTTGCTGGTGCCGCCAACTCAATAACACCTTCGTCACTGACAACCCTGACTTGGCCTTTAGACAATATGCTCAGATGGCAAGTTTTATGTACCGCGCCAGTTAGCACAACGCCAGCGGGGATGGTCATTTCTCTGGCGTAGACGTTAGGTGCAAAAATGTTACGAACAGGGCAGTCAACTTGCGGTAATTGCTCAACCATCTGTTCTAGCTGATTGACCTTGTTTCGCATGTCCAAGCAACCGTCGTTAAACGTCAGATCGGATAGCGCCAGCGAACGCCGGTAATCAATGGTGATCTCTTGGTCGGCAGCAATATCCGCAAGCGCAACCAGATTCAGATTGCCGTTGTCGAGCAGGATCATGGTTGCGTTAGGCGTGGCGGAATGGTTTGTATATCTGCCAGCTTGCGTCCTACGACCGGATACTCGGGCGGGGCATATCAGTTCGCCCTCACGTTTAGGCTCAGTCAGGAACAACCCTTTGCCTTCAATAGCAGACGCGGCCACGTTTACAGGCGCGTCAGCCAAAAATAAAACATCGGCGGTAAACTCCGATATTTGCCGGACAGTTTCAGGCAAAAGATTTGCCTCAACTAAAAACAAGTTGAAATCTTTATGGTCTGCGGCACTAGTTGTGGAATTCAAATCCACTAGCTAACCTCCCGCCCACTTGCGCGGATGTTGATGGCCGTGGCCGTTCCAGCGATGGTGGAGATAAACCCGCTTGCCATCAGCACCTGGCCGACAATCTCGGGAAAAGTGTACACCTCAGACGCGGCCAAAGTCTTGGTCTTGGTAATCAAGTTCTGGTTGCCCGCCGTGTCTGCCGCCGTGACCAAGTTAACGCTCAGGGTCGCTGCCGTGGCGCTGAAGTTGGTCGCGGTAAACTTGTCGATGATTGTGGTGACGTTGGTCGCGGTGTATTGCGTGGTTTGACTGTTCTCAGCGGTCTTGGCCGGAATCAGCACTTTTACGGTGACGGTCATTTTAGACGCTCCTTACGGTTACTCGGTCGCCAACGGAAAGGCCGGTGGCAAACGTGATCGTGGTGCTGTTGGTTTCGGTGTAGTCCACGTTGTACTCCTGAACCAGACCATTACGCGCCACAATCGCGCTGCCGCCCGTCGTGTACGGCAAAACAGTAAACACCGTTTGCCCTTGCGTAGCGACAACCGCAGGCTGCATAGATCCTAGACCAGCGTTGACGATGTTGTCGGTCGTGTAGACCAAAACGTCGGCTGATGTTTTCAAAACAAACTTATACGAACCCGCCCCTAGCCAAACCGAAGCGCGGCCTGCCGAGTCCAAGATCACGGGGTTTGCGTTTGCGACAGTTCCCGCGTAGGTCGTATAGGTCGCAAGCGGCGTAGTGGTTCCAGCCGCGTAGGTGTACAGCTTACCCCCCGCTAATGGCGCTCCGTTAGCGTCGATAAACTGTAGAAAGGGAACGGGTGAAATTGTAGCCATTATCGGGTTCCTTCTATTGCAAAATGCGGGGGTAGTTGAGCGGTAATATTCATTTCGCTATGGTGCGGTGTGCCATACAACTTGTGCGCCAACCTGTCTCCATTTAGTCCCAATATACTTAAATGAGATAGTTGATATTTTATTGGCAGTATTTCCGGTATCTGACCATGTTTGACTTGCATCATATACAGATGACCAAGTTACAGTTCTTGCTCCTGTGCCATCTTGAATCAATAGAAACGTCATCGTTTGCCCTTGGTACGGCCAAGTTACAGTTCCAATGGTCAAATTTCCGGTCAATGTAATCTGAATAAATTCTCCTAGTGTTGGGTTTGGGGTAACGGAGGCAGCATAGGTAAGAATCTGTGCGCCAAAGTTTGTTGCTTGCACAAAGTTAGATAGCGCAGCAGAGTTGTCTATTATTTGGTATTGACTTAGCGTTGATTGCGGCCCAAGTGAGTTGTCTTGGGCTATGTTGTTTGCTGTCCCCGCGCCAAGGCTTATTGAACTTCTAAAAGACGATGCCGCCGCAGAAGCGCCAAAATAATTTCCGATAACCAAGTTGCCATTTGCAGACGCGGTATTGCCCGCAACAATAACCATGTCATAGAGAGTTCCGGCAGTTCTGCCATTACCTTCTAGGTAGTTATTAGAAATAATGTTGTTAAATCCATCAATAAGATACAAACCTTCGTTAAACGCGCTGGCTATTCTATTGCCGCTAATAATGTTTGCCGAAGGAATCATGTTCGCGTCCGCAGATTGCAACAAAAATCCATTTGCCCCCGCGCCTTCAAATTGGTTGCCCATAATCGTGCAGTGTTGAATTTTGCCCGTGCCAGTAAAGCAGTGTGAATTGGCCGTTGCTGCGTCAGGGCCATTGAATACGTTATTTGCGATTACGCAATTTGTAATAAGATCGCCAGCCGTTAAACCAGTATTCATTGACATTGGCCCGAGGGTAGACCCTACTGCATAATTGCCTGTAACTATGCATTGCGTTGACCCGGCGGATAGATAAATGCAATGTCGCCCAAACGTACCTGGGCTAAATATATTGTCAGCAATAATGGTTCCAACTGCCCTGACATTTAGTACACCATAGCCGCCATTCGTTGGCCCATAAGCGTCCAAAAATAAGTTGCTGTGAATATTGTTACGTTTTGGATTGGTTACTGCGCCAGCTACAGTATCAAGGAGCCTAATACAGATGTTGAACCCGGTAAACGTATTGTCGTGTATGTCGTTCTGATCTGATTGGTCTAAATCTATTGCGATAGTCGGGTTCACGGTATCGGTTGATGCTGTTGAAACAAACCGAAACCCAGACACCTCATTACCATCGGCAGTAGAAGGAAACTTTAACATCTGGAAATTAGCTGTTGCTGTGGTGGTTAAGACGGCCTTATCGCCGATAAGTTTTTTGTTCGCATAAACCCCAGTTATAGATGTCGTAATTAGGTACGTTCCAGCAGGAACAATTACGGTTGCACCAGCGGCAAGCGCAAGATTAAACGCTGCGCCACTATCAACGGCTCCAGTATTGTCAGCGCCATAATCCAGTACGTTAACTGCTGCGCCTTTGATCTGACTGAAGTTAATCTTCGTAGTCATTTTTCACCTATACAATGTAAGTTGCCGAGAAACGAATACGAGATGTATTTGCAAAATTTGTGTCGTTAAGATTAGACACCGACCCCGCCGCCGTTATCTGTTGCAGTTGAACTAAATTTGTATCCAAATACGCTTGCGGAACATCAGCAAACGAAATAGTGGAAAGATGCAGGGTTACCGGGACATAATTAGAATATGTAGCATTCACGTTAAAAGGTAGCCCGTATATTTCAGCAAGCCCCGTAGATACGCCTTTGGCGGTCAAAATAATAAACCCTGTGAGGTTAACTTGACTACCAATCTTGGTGTAAAACCCCGTAGATACAGAAGCAATAAGTCCGATTGCATTTCCGCCAAACTTTAACGCTGGAGTCCACGACCCTTCTTCGTAATCATCCAGCGTATTCACATCGGCTACTGCTACCGCTGTGGCGGGAAATGCTAGACCCCCAGCACCGGGCGTTGCCCCACCTACAGCGGCCCCTGTGCTGGCCTTCATCGTAGTGAAAGACCCAGTGGTCGGCGTTGTAGCCCCCACCGTCCCGTTAATGTTGATGCTGGCGGTGCCGGTAAGGTTCGTGACGGTGCCGCTGGACGGAGTGCCAAGAGCGCCGCCATTGACCACAAACGCGCCTGCCGCCCCTGTATTGACTCCCAGAGCGGTGACAACGCCCGTCCCGGTGGTTATGGTAGACGGAGCAACACCAGCACCGCCGCCTTGCACCAGCGAACCCGCCGCAAGAGCCGCAGATGTAGCCCAAGTTGACGCGCCGGAGAAGTAAGGGATGCCGCCGCTAGTGCCTGCCACCGTTAAAGCAAGAGTCCCGTTTGTAACGATTGGCGAACCGCTAACCGAAATTAAACCACCCGTAAATGATTGCGCTACGCTGGTAACCGTTCCGATACCAGCAGGAGTCGCCCATGAACCATCGCCGCGCCAAAAAGTCAATGCTGACGCGCTAGTTCCAGAGTTCAAGTTGGTGACGGGCAAATTTCCTGTGACCTGCGTTGCCAGACTGACACCGCTCAAAGCGCCGCCTAGTGTCAAACTGCCGGTGCTGGTAACGGTTCCGGTCAGGGTAATGCCATTGACGGTTCCAGTACCGCTAACCGAGGTTACCGTGCCGCTGCCCTTGTTGTTGAACGTAGTCCAATCGGTGCTGGTTAGGTAACCGTTTACCGACGTTGTGGCGGCGGGCATTGAGATCGCTGGCGTTGTGCCGCCCGACGATACAACGGGTGCGGTTCCGGTCACGCTGGTTACCGTGCCTTGCGGATTGGCAGCGGTTGTGATGCTGGTGACCCGCCCGTAGGTATCGATGGTAACCACGGGGATAAGCGACACAGACCCGGTAGTGCCGGGTGTAGCAATGCCAGAAACCAGATCAATGACAGGCGTAGTCCCGCCTGTACTAGTAATCCGTCCTGCGGTGCCTGTAACACTTGTAACCGTTCCACTTCCTTTATTATTAAACGTAGTCCAATCTGTGCTAGTCAAGTAGCCATTTACAAAAGTCGTAGCCGCCGCCATGCTGATGACAGGAGTCGTTCCGCCTGACGAGACAACCGGGGCCGTCCCTGTAACGCTTGTCACAGTACCGCCCGATCCGGTCGCGGACAGCGTTCCAGCCGCAAAGGAAACACCTGTGCCGATGGTGACGTTGCTAAACCCGCCCGCCGCGTTTCCGTACAGGATTGAGGAGCCGCTGGTTGCTGGGGCGTAGTCTGTGCCGGATACCGCTGCGCTGATCGCTGTGCCGTTGCCTTTCAGCAGGCCGGTAATGGTCGTAGAGAGCGTGATTGCCGGGGTTGTTGTCGCAGTCGCCACCGTCCCCGCCAGCCCGTTGGCGGACACCACAGACACGCCCGTAACGGTTCCGCCGCCATCAGTAGACCATGTAGGCGTTCCAGCGCCGCCGCTAACCAAAACCTGGCCCACCGTTCCCGCTGGACTAACCGCCAACGCGGATCCAGTGCCGTAAGTTATACCGCCCGCTGTTGGGCTTCCGTCCAGGTTGTAGTTGGCGATGGTGCCTGTCTGCACGACCGGCTGGAGGTACGCCCCTTGGATAGCGGCTTCGGCGTTCTCAAACCTCGCCATCATCGACATCAGTTGCGCGGTGTCAAGGGTCTTTAAGAAGTCGCCCGATTGATCCTCATACTGCGGGGCGATGTTCTGGTTTATCTGGATCAGCAACTCGGTCAAGTCGGGCTGGTTGGGGGGCCCAAGCTGCAATTCATCCAACGTGGTCGGATTACCACCGCTGCCGGTCAAAATGAATAGGTTAAGGAAGAACCGATACCACTCCCGCGCCATCAGCCCGGTGCGCTCGTCAATAAACGGCACCCGAGGCGCGGGGATGTTGGTGATGTTGAGGCTATTAGCCACTAGCTACTCGTTGGGGTAACGAACAATTCCGCGCCCATGATGGCGATCTTGACTGGGTCTGTCTGCGACACCTCGTACACGCGGTCGCGGATCTTGTCCGTCATTCCGAGCCGCCGCCAGATAGTGCGGTAACCGTAATTGCCGATCGCGCCCATCGACTTCCAATGCTCGTTTGACCAGGTGTGACCTCCGTCATCCGACCAACGCAGCATGACTTGCGGGTCGCTACCTTGCCCGGTATTAAGGCCCACACCCGTTTCCGCGTCCAACTGTAGGCTATGGTGCGCGGTGCGTTTCAAGTTGTTTTGACCTGTCTGCAACGCTCTCCATGACCGCAGCCACTTCTGGATCTGGCCGTCGTCAGCGTAAACATCAAGATCAAAGGCGTACAGTCGCCCGTCCGCGTAGTCGCCCACCACAACCTCGTCGTTGAACGACATCTGGCAATTGCTGCGATGTCGCACGAACTGCCCGTTCTCAAATCCAGCGCGTTCATGCCACAAGGTGGTGGATACGTCATAGACCCAAGTAGCCTGCGCCGACGGGAAAATCAGCACATAGAACGGATGGCCGTCCTGCTGGTAGGTGTAGGCAATCGCATCGGTGATGTTGCCGTAGCTTTGAATTGCGTATTCCACCGCGTTGGTCGAGATCCGCGCTGGTGTGTAGCCGTTAGCCCGGTAGACAATCCCGCGCCCCCGAGCGTCCGAGCCTAGCCAGAACACGCTGTTGTCAAGTTTCGCTACAGAGTACGCGGCCTCGCAGCCCACTTCCATGAACGCGCCTTGAATCCGCGCTAAGGGAAAGTCCGGTGTCCCCGCGTCATACCAGACTTCAACGCTGGTGGTGCCAAACAGGAAGATTTCGCGGTGATCTACGATCAGCGCAATTACGTTGTCTGGGTAGCCTTCCGCGCTGGCAAAATCCAACGGGTTAATGGAAGTCCCGTCGTACAAAGAGGTTACCCAAAACTTCTGCGAGTCTGGCTCGTTAAATACAAAGTACCCGTCAAGGTAGCCAACTGATCCAGCGCCGGGGAAGTCTACGTCCGTAATCTGAGCAAACACCGCCGTAGATACGTTGTAGATAAATCCGTCAGGGTTGCAAGCGATGAATATTTGCGTTCCGTTATCCGCCATGCTCACGGGGCCAGTGCCAGATACGGTGCCAATCAAGGTTGCAGTGTAGTTCGTGGATAAACTATAAAACCCGCTTCCAGATACCACATAGGCTACGCCATTCGTTACCCACAGGCCGCGTATAGGGCCACCGCCAACTGTCGCAAGCACCCGAAGGCCAGGACACCGCAACAGGAATCCCGCTTCCTTTCCTCCGCTACCCTCTGGGATAGCTTCTGGAAAAAGATTGACCATGCGGTTGTCTGCCCCGTTGGTTGACCGAGCAACATAACTACCGCCGAGGATGGGCGTTTTCAATTAGTAATTGCCACTGTAGATATTGAACCGCTGGCGGGTTGCCACGATGCTGTACGGCAGGCTCATTACATCGTCGGGGTTGTTGATCCGCTTGATGTTGCGCTTGGAGGACATTGCAATCCGTTGCACCGTTGCAGGCGGCTCCACGCCAAACTCGGCAGCGATCTCACACGCAAGGTTAAACCGGAACGCACGAAGGTAGCCTGGCGGGATCACCAACGTGGTTGCCAGAGTCGCCGGTTCGACCAACTCGGTGACGCTGATGAAGTGCCACTCCAGCGCCTTTGTCGGCACGGGGTAGATGTACATGTCCATATTGGGCATGTCCATGTTTACCCAGATCACCTGCGGATAGGTGCTGGTGACGGTCTTTACCGCGATCCCATCGTATTGCTGCTGGTTGATGATCTTGATGCCAAAACTAATGTTGTTGCTTGGATCTCGGAAGTACGTTGCGTCATCCAGTAACACGGGTCGGTTGCCAACAAAGTTGCCAGTTGGCCCAATGGTTCTGGATTTGGTAGACGCAGGCCAGGTAAACACTTGGTCTTGCGTTGAGAACACGGACAGGCGTTCAGCCGACCAGCTATCCAGCATCTGGTTCAGCGCAGTCAGCGCGTCATCGGAAGTCGCCGCAGAAGGCGTTTCCCCTTCGGCAAGTTGACCGATAAGGCGCAACGCTCCGTTGATCTGGTCGCCAGCGGAAGTGGTCATGCCGCGAGTTCCTTACGCGGTCGCCCGCGAGGTTTAGCCAGTTCGTTCAGCACGGGT